AGTGTTTTTATTATCTAACCTATAAGCCTTTTCGAATAGTTCTATAGCCTTCTCTGGGTTTGAGTTCTCCACACACATTCCCATGTTTGAATATATCTCTGACCTGTCCGGCCTCATCTGGGCACATCTTTGATACATGTGATATGCCAGTCCGGTCTTCCCTGCGTTCATCATTATGTAGGCTGCCATGAATAGCGCCATCTCGGACTCACTAGAATCAGGGTCATCATCGAGAATATCGTTCAATATCCTTAACGATTCCTCAGGATTTTCCTCTGCTAACTCCTTTGCCTCCAATAACCTCATATACGGTCCACTGTCCTTAGATATTTGTAATCAGGTGAACTTAATAGCTTCTCTATCCTTGGCAAATCTTCCTTTCGGTTAAAATCAATGTCGTATTTTTGTTTCCATTCCATGAGTACAGTATTCGGTACTCGTGCGAAGTGGTAATAATCGCTTTTAATCCCTCTTTGCTTTAGTAAAGGCTCGTTTTGACATGCCTTATTAAATTTAACTATCCGTGAGCAATCTTGGGAAGTCTGGATGCTGAAAGATCCATCACCGTTACCCTCAAAAGTCTCTTTAATCCCCGTGTAAGGGTCGTAACTAATAACTTTACCCATTACCTAGAACTCCGTGCAGATCCATTTCTTATGGCGCAAATGTGCTTGTAGCTTACCCCGTACCTATCCGCTAAAACCTGAGATGATTCTTTACTATCCCTTATGTGTTCTACTTCACTATGTGGGATTTTTTGATTCCAGTTATCGTAGGGTCTTCTGTTTTTCATTTGTTCTGATCTAGTTGCCCACCTACAGTTTCCTGGTTCGTAATCTCCGTTTACGTCAATCCTATCTATAGTGTGATCAGTAGTTGGCATATCGCCCATATCCCTGTAGAAGTTTTCGAAACTCTCCCACTCCTTGCAATAAGAAACCCCTCTACCGCCGTAATAACGGTATGCAGTGTCTCTTGGGTTGTTGCACCTATCCTTTATACCGTGCCAAATATTAAAAATCTTAGTTCCAGACATTCCGTGAGTTTTTCTAATAGACTTCCCGTGACACCCACAACTAACAACCTTTCCCTTCCTTAAATCAAACCCTCTAGCCCTGTGCTCATTTCCGCATTCACACTCACACACCCAAAATGGAGTTCCTTTTGTTCCATTTTCCCTTGTGTAGCTTTCTCCCAACCTTTTAACAGTTAATTTTCCGAACTTTTGACCAGTTATATCAATTAGTTTCATTGGCATGTCTTTATCTCCCGAGTAGAAAAATCATGATACTACCCGAGAGATAAAGAATCAAGCCTACTAGCTAGTGGTCAAATCCGTGATTTTTCCGCTAGACTGCTCATTTTTAACACATAGAGTGAACTCGGTTAGCATCTGGCGTTTTTCACTGTCACCAGTTTTCGCCAGTGGGTTCAACTCCATTGGTCTTAGATAGGCCACTGAGAAGTAATCCATATCTAGGACGAAAGCAGTCTGATCACGTTGGAAACGGTTAGGAACTAGCTTAAGAGTGCCGTAGTTTGATTTATAGAAATCAATAGCGCCCATCAAAGTAACGTCCATTCCCTGATCCGCTCGTGTCTCTAGCGTAGAGATACCAGTAAAACCAGAGATTACCGTTCGGTTATGTGGTCCGACCATGATCATAGTTGGATCACCACCAGCTACCCAACACTCCTTGATTACTGCATCCAAAGTTGACTTCTCAAAAGTACCAGCAACTGTTGAATCAGTAGGAGCCGCAACAGTACCTGATGCGAAACCAGGGGTCGTCTGAGCCGTTCCAGTTCCTTCTGAGGTCTTGTTAGAAGACAACCACGACTCCAAACCAGCAGACGCTCTAGCAGTACCAGCACCACCAGCAGAAGAGGCTTGGTTTTGAGTAAGAGCGAACTCCATGTCTCTTTTAAGCTCTTTACCACGTTTTGCCACCTGGTAGGCTAATTCATCAGCCCTACCGGCTTGGTCGATTGCTCTAGCAGTACCCGAGACAATTACTGTCTTTTGGGAAATCTGACAGTAGTTACCTACACGAGTAGTAGCCGTATAGGTCTTAGCCGTCGGATCATCTCCCTCCAAAGCCAAGTTCAGAGCCGCTGGGTCTAATTGGTCGGTCTGCCATTCATGGAAAACACTTGAAGCCTTAGAACGAGCAATCCCGTTCATGAAAGGTGTTTCAGTTGGTGAGATGTCATAGATCAGATCTAATAGATCCTCTCGATCACCCACCGTTGAATATTGTGTAACTGTGTTAGTTGGTAAAGTCATTTACTTATCCTCATAAGCCTAGTAAGTCTTTAATGGCCGCTTGAGCATCATCCCTTCTTCCAGTCTTCTTGAGTCTATCCCTTGAGGTCTTAGTATTGACCGGTTGAGGGACTCCTCCGCCTGGTTTCTGGCTTCTAGGTGGCTCTTTGGCTCGTTTTGTTTCTATCGGCTTAGAACTTATCTCATCGAATAGAGAAGCCTTATGGATGAGTTTAATCAATCTATGATCGTAGATGTTTCCTAGATCTGATTCACTAAAACCAGCATCAATAAGGGTCTTACTCATCTTCTTGAGATCAGAATCCATCTTCGAATCGTCAAGCCATTCAGGTATTACTTGCTTCCACTTCGCCTGTTCTGCTTGAACGATCTCCTGATGTTTCTTGTTCATTTCCTCCGCTGCTTTGTCTTTATACTTCTTGACCTTTTGAACTTTGGATTCGAACTTGTTCCTCTGCCGATAATACTCTTCGGGGTCTTCATCTCTTAGCTGCTTCATCTCATCAGAATCTAAATACTGAGCTTCTCCGAAAAGGATCTGCTCTAGCTCCTGAACCTGTGTAGCTAATTCTTGTTCTTTTGCTTCGAGACTCTTACGCCGTTCCGCAACCTCCGATGTTTTCTTACGATAATCCGCCTCCATCATCAAACCTTTAGGAATGATATCTAGGTCCACGTCTTCCGTTAAAACATCAAATTCAATGTCACGGTCGTTTAGTTTCGCTTTCACTCGTCTAGACTTCGGTTCTGTGTCGCTCTGCGGCGTTTCCTCTCCGTCTGTCTTAGCTTCTGCAGGGGCTTCCCCCTTTGGCTTATGGGTTGGCGTCTCCGCTCCCAGTAATGACCTCAAGCGGTCGTGNTGGCTCCCTTGTGGGTTGGCCATAAATCCTCCTATCGAATCATCCGTTTAATTGCTATGTCGTTAATCTGTTCAACCTGTCCAGTCTTAATGTGCTTTTCTAGGACTCTTTCGAAGCAATCCACTGACCTAAGCATATAGTACATGTCGTCTCTTAGGTCGCTTTGGTCATGACTACTATTGCGAATATTGTTAATACAAGCGGTCCTAATATCATTAATAGCTTCCTTTATAAACGAATTATCCAGTGTTGCCTTCGCTTTATCTGCTCTCTGTTCGGGTGTCAAATCAAACTCCCTGGTACGTTTTTATTGCTGTCTGCTTCGATCTTGGTTAATTCTACTGCAATCTTATCGTCGTGTTGTGTTTGATCTTGCTGGGCCTTCAGCATGTCGAACTGGGCCTTAGTTTGGATCTTTAATATCTCTCTATCAGTAGTGGCTTGTTGTTTGATCATCTCAGCCTCAGCTAACATGTTCTGGCTTTGCGCTTGCAAGGCTTGGTTCTCTCTAGTTAGCTTCTCGATCTCTGCGATTAATAACTGTTGTGGGATCTCTGGATCGTTAAAGTACAATTCAGGTTCTTTTAATCCTACTTCTTTAATCAGTCTCGAATAAGCGTTGTATAGTTTTTTCTGATCAACTATTGGAGCACCTAACTGTAGGAGTTCTTTCATCTGAGCTATCAAGAAACTCAGATTACCTATTTTCTCTTGTCTGTCTCCAGATCCTGCGCCAACATCTACGTTGCAATTCGTCTTATACTTCCATTCCGTAGGATCTACTTGTCTGGGCTCACCGAATAATCTTATCTGAACGGGTTCATCTTGGTACTTGGCCGCTAGGGACGCAATCTTCTCGAAGATATGCTTAACCGCACCATCAGCCGCCAATCTAGCAATGAGCTCAATTCTCATCTGTGCTGAGTCTCTCTGACCGGCGAAGGCTGTGGCCGTTTTATTTAATATCTCAGTGTCTACACCTTGAGAATACCTAGTAACCCCTGTTCTAACCTCTCTCATTGTGTCTGTGTATTCTATCGCTTGGAGAATAGCCGGGGTTTGATTAGTCGTCGGGAGCGGTAGCATCGAATCACTGACCGGACCCATTCCATCTACCCGAACTAATCCACCTGGTCTAGGTGTTAATAGGTCATCTAGCTCTACACGTTCATTCACAACCATTCGATTAAAGTTTGTCGAATAGATATTATTCAACATCTGTCTAAGTAAATTAGACTTTAAATATTGAATATCCGCCACTTGATCCGCTGGGCACGTTCCCACCGCCTTATGTGGCATTGGAACAGGTACAAACACACAAAACGGATGATCTTCAACCCGTTTCTTATCGAGGACTTTCCCGTTAGCGTAGAAGACTTGCCATAGTTCCGATATACCGTCCTCATCGGCATCCATGTATACATAATATTCACCTAGATAAATCACATCTTTAGACTTATCACTAGTGGGGTTTGTGTCGTAGTCTTCCTCTAAGTCCCAATTCCTGGCTAGTTTAACTTCGTTATCAAGCTCTTCATCCTTCCCTAGTGTATCTACTACTTCCTTATCAAATCCCATCTGTAGAAGCTCTGAACGAGTCCTAGGGGTTCTTTGTCCTATGAATGGGGGTTCATTAAAGTCCCTAGCTCTACGGGCCACCAGGAGTTCATCAGCAGGCACGTTCTCTACGTTGGGCCTACCTTTAGAATTGATCCACTCACCTTTTACGTTAGTGAGCCCTTCCTTGTCTTTACGTGCTGAAGTAATCCTAAACTTGGGCTCCATCTTGAGACGCATTAATTCCATCTCGTCCAAACCCCGGAACTCGTCCGATTCTACTTCTTCAGAGTCATCCCATGAGACTTTGACCACTCCGGTATATTGAAGTAATCCATCTTTAAACATGTCATGAAGTATTCGATCACCATCATTCTGTCGATTAAATACCCAGTGGCAATACTCGGTTTTGTCTTCTGCCTCCTGGTCATACCTTGGATCGGTGGCTGTGAATGTCGCTATGTATTTACCCTGGGTGAAGATCCTCATTAGCTGAGGTAACATTGTCTCAACTACGTCACTAACGTCACTAGTGACCATTGAAGACATACCCTCGACCTCATCGCCGAAGGGTCTCTGATTGTAATAGTCAAGTAGGGTTGCTCTGTTCTGCTGGATTTCGCTGCCTTCCCCCAGAAACCCTAGAGCCATTCTTTCCTCGGCCCCTACTATTTGTCCTATCTCTTGATCTGAGATCATCAACTATCGCCTTGAGTTCGTTTAGCTCCTCTCGAAGCGCTTTTATTTCTAATCTGGTTTTAACATCCATCAACACATCCCGATTTTAGGCTGCTTTAGTTTCCGCTTGGCCTTGGGTTCCTCATAAACTGTCGCACACATTCCTATAGCATCTGCTGAGTGACTAGCCCAATTATGATCTGGTCCTAGGTCTATGCCTCTTTGTTCATCGATCTTCTTCGAGTAATAAGCCAGGGCACTACAACCGCCCTCACACTTCTTGTCGAACCACATCTGATTGAACCTATCCCTCATGTTCTCTACAC